AAACATCAGGTGGTTTTGCCCACAAAGGTTCTAAGTCTAAGTACCTGGAACTTTGTACTGGCAATGAAAACCATGAGGTTCTTTATCGTTTTAAAGATGAAATTCAATCAGAATATGATAAAATGTTATATAATTATCGTGAAGGTAAAAGAAGTAACATAATTTGGGATTTTAATTTTAAAGACGAGCCAATCACCCATGAAAAACTGGCTAAACAAAAATGCCGCATTTTTAACAGTGGCCCTTGTGCTTTTATAGCACTTGAGCGTCAATTTTATTTGTGGTGTATACCATTTTTCAGTGGTCGTTTCCGACATAAATTTGGAATGGCTATAGGTGCTAATTGTTTTAGTAGTGATTGGAAAACGCTTTACGACTATGTTACACAGCATGGTGAAAATCAAGTTATAGCTGGTGACTATTCAAAGTTTGATAAGCGTATGTCTTCTCAAATGATGCTTGCCGCATTTAACGTATTAATAAGAATTATGCGAGATGCAGGCTGGTGTGAAGAAGATATTCAAGTAGCAATCGGAATTGCAACCGATATATGCTACCCCGTTTCAAATGCTTTTGGCACAATCATTGAGACGGATGGGAGTAATCCCTCAGGTCATTCATTGACTACAGTCATTAATGGCATGGTAAATATCATGTACATTATGATTGCTTGTATGGATATTGAAGATAAACAAGAGGTTAAATATATTAATTATAATTATTTTCCTAAATATTGTTCTATCTTAACATACGGTGATGATAACTGTATGTCATGCAAATACAAATGGATGAACCATGTTGCTATTTCAGCAGCATTAGACAAATATGGCGTTGTTTACACATCTGCCGATAAAAAGTCTAAGTTGGTGCCTTTTATTAGTGCTGAAGATCTCGATTTTCTTAAAAGAAAATTTATAAAAGGTGTTCATGGTGAAGGTACCATTGCTTGTCCTTTAGATGAGGACTCAATTTTGAAAATGCTCACTGTAGTAGTCAAAAGTAATACTATTACTTTTGATCAACAGTGTGCTGAAGTTATTCTAGCAGCAAATCGTGAATACTTTCAATATGGAAAGAAGATTTGTAATGCTAAAAAAGAATTTTTGGATTATTTGGTCGACAAATATGATTTGCGACCTTATTTACCCGAAGGTGTTTTATATGATTATGACACCTTTCATTGTAAACTTTATGATAATTAGACCGCGACGTCTCAAAACTAATTGACCGAAAAGTCTCGAAACTATACGACCGCGATGTCAGAAAAACTACGATAACCCTATTTTTCCGGGTATTGCCCGTTGTCATACTAGAATGCCAAAAATTCAAATTAAGCCGGAGGGCATAAACTTTCGCAGCTCATGCTGCTCTCATTCAGGTTGTACCTGTAAATATTGCTTTTATCACTCACCAGATGATGATTGCGCCGTTGGTTATCTCAACCATTTGTTTCGTCGAC